GGCGCACTGCCAACATGGATTCTGCACAACGCCGGGCGGCTGTACGTGTCTACATGCTTCGACTCCTCCAGCAGAAGCATAAATACGTCTTCCTTGAGGATCTTGCGAAGCCTAAGGACGCTCCCGCACCGCGCGCGCATGCTGTCATGATGTCGCGTAAGGAGTTCGGCGCGTGCGACCGAGTGGTGGACGAAGCCACTGCGTCTGCCGCTCTTTCGGCCGAGACGAAGTTTTACGAGTTCATGGACGATATGGGCTCGGCGAACATAAGCGCTTTCGATCGGGCTCGCGAAGCTTACTTCCTCGAGGAAACCGAACGGCTCATCAACGTTCAGTACTCGAAGTATCGTGGTAACTTCGTGAATCACCCAGGCGACCGTCATCGCCTCAATGATCGTTGGACCGGACGGCCGCAAGCCGCCCCCGTCGACCGCCCGCGTCCCATGGAGTTCCATCGGGCGATTGTCAAGAAAGGTTTCAGCTTGCTTTTGAGCAATTTTGTCACCTACATGATCGGGTGTGGCAACGCCAATCTCTGGATGCTCTATGATAAGAACAAGATCTTCCAGGATGATCTTAAAGCGCGGCGTCAGCCGAAAACGCGGTTTGGCGTGCACGCCAATTGCCCCGTCCGCTCCGTTGAAGATGGAGGTGAGACACGTGACGAACGCACCCTCGCTCCGTCCCCCACGCGGGTCGTTGAAGCACTCGGGTGCCGTCACCTCTTCGGCGATTGTACGTGCGACTACCGACCGTACGGCGGTATCTCACCGGTCGTTCATGGGTGTATCGAAGTCACGGGCGCTTTCACAGCGCACGATGTTGCTCGATTCATCCCAGGCGACACGTTGCACGAAGTCCGTTATCGCCGTATCGATACACGGCCTCCCAAAAGTAACGATCCTCGCGATATCGCGATGCGTTACGGCGAAGGCGTTGATATCCAACGGCGCTACGACCTCGGCGCGGATACCATTACGTACACGACGATGCCCGGCTGCCCCGTCTACGAATGGCGTGGCCGCCTCTCCGCATCCCCGAATCCCGGTGATAAGACCTGGTTCGGCAAGCCCGTGCACGTAACGCTCAACAAAGCCATGACGGCCAAGATGGAGGAAGTCGGCTTGGCCGAGTTCATCACCGTTGAGTTCCTGCCCGACGATGCCGTGAGTACCCAGGGTCGCGACACGCCCGCGTCGCCCGCAACACCCGCTTTCTCGTATGAGGACTGGTTCGACAACGTTGTTGGCGACCATGACCCCGAGGATTCCCGGCATCGTATGGCCGGAGGTTCCGCTGTTGCCGGCGAAGATGCCATCGCTTTGATGATGGTCAACGGGTTCACCCATTGTGTCGTTCAAGGCGACGGGAATTGCCTGTTTCGCGCGGTCGGCATCGCGCGTAATGGCTCAGATGCGGACCATGCGTTCTTGCGTGCCCAAGCCGCAACGCGAGCTGCGTGCCATGGAGCGCAACCTTGGTTCGCCCCCGACGTCCCAGCGCCTTTCGATGCGCTCCAGTCGCTCAGTCGTTTTCTCGGCAAGCGCATTCGCGTCTGGACGGCGCACGTGCACGGCGGTGCCCAACAGCGCGAGTCGTACGTGCGTGAGGAAACGTTCCCCACTGGTGAGGGCGCACGGTTCTCCAAGGAAGTGTTGCACGTCCTCTACACCCCTCCGCGTGTGGTTGGGGACGTTGGCCATTTCGACGCGCTCGCCCCGCGAGTTCCTACTGACCATGAGAGCGAGCTCCTCGGCGAACCCGACGTCATCGATTTCGCGAGTATCCTCGAGACGTTTCCGGTGGGCGTTTTCGATACGCCACCACCGTCGGTCGCGAGCGATGTATCGGTTTCGTCGCAGGCGCCAACTTCGGTCGCGACCCCCACCCCCGTCGTTGCGCCCGTTGCCAAAGAAGTTTCGACTCTCGATCGGCGCGCCGTACTCACCGTCGCTGCGGCCATCGCGTCCGGTGAGTACGAGCCGACCACCCAAGAGGGTTTGCACGAGTCGTGGACCACCC